GAGGGGGCCTCCTGTTGGCGCGGGACGCGCCTTTTATGCGACCTATTTATTTTACCATTTAGGGACCGGAGGGGAAGCCGGAAAACGCCCCGCCCAAGATCAGCCGGGGGAGGACAAGAGCCTGTCTAAAATCTCCTTTCGTAACGAAAGCATCGATTTTGACGTGAGACGCAGCGGGCTGAGGCGCACGGGCCAGTAGGACCGCGAGATATCGGGACAAAAGCGGCGCTTACGGCAGAATACGGAGATTTTAGATGGGCTCTAAGGCGGGAACGGGAGGAGTGGACGGAGGAGAAGCAATTTACGCCTTGAGTGGGAGCGCCGTAAATTCTAAAATTAAAGGATTGGAGAGGTGGCCGAGTGGTTTATGGCGCCGGTCTTGAAAACCGGTGAAGTGGCAACACTTCCGTGGGTTCGAATCCCTCCCTCTCCGCCAGATTTTTTCATAGATATAACTGCATGCCGGGAGCCGGGGATACCCACGGTCACCGGCATGTAGTATTCTATGATCCCGCCGTCCTTATCCTTATCTACCTCAATCCGCTTTATCCAGCTATGCAGGAACGCCTTGGATTCCGTTATTCCACTGCGTTGCAGGAAGTCTTGGACCTCCCGGACGTAGCTGTCTATCTCCGGGCCAGAAACCGCCAGTATATCGCGTTCTTGCCGCGCTTCCAGGCCTCGTAGCACTTCCTCCAAGGCTGTTATCTGACCGCGCAAATCTTTAATTCTTGGTGCAAGGTCGGCTAATTCCATAAGCCCGGTTTCCAGCGCATTGTAGAGCTTGTGCAACCGCTTGTTGGCGTCCACTATTTTCAGCTCCGCAGCCGCTATTTCGTCCTTAACCCCGCCTTTTGAGGCCAGTATCTCTTCGTTCACCACGGCTATCAGCTTGGCGATGTTTCTGGCGGTCAGCACGTTTTCCCGGAGCTTTTCTATCACCGCGTTTTCTAGCTTCTGCCGGTTGACGAAGCCATGCCCACATACCTCTTTCCCGCGCTTGAGGTAGTTCTGGCAGACGTAGTAGTGGAATTTGCCTGACTTGGCGGGAACGCCTATCATCTTCGCACCGCAATGCTTGCAATAGGCCATGCCGCTCAAAAGGTATTCGCTGACCGTTTCGCGCGGATGCATGACCTTCGGGGCGCGCTCCTTCATCATGGCTGCCACGCCTTCAAACGTCTCCTTGGGGACTATGGCCTCATGCGTGTTGGGGATGCGTATTATTACCTCGTCCGGATTTTTTGCATACTTGCCTTCGGTATGGTTATGCCGGTTGAAAATGTTTGTGCCGATATAGGCCTCGTTCCGCAGGATGTAATAAATCACCGTTATGCTCCAAGGCCGACCGTGTCTGGTCCGGAGGCCTTCAGCGTTGAGGGTTCTGGCAATTTCCTTTAAGCCGATGCCGCGAAGCGACATTTCGAACATGCGTTTCACCAGCACAGCTTCCGCAGGTTCCACGACCAGTTTGTTTTTAGGCGCACCGTTTACGGACACCTTTTCCAGCTTGTAGCCATAGGGGGTGCTACCACCGTTGCGGTAGCCACGCGAGGCGTTTTCTTTTAGGCCGCGCATAGCGTCGCTGGCCAGATTGATTGAATAAAACTCGTCCACCGCCTCCAGCATCGCTTCCATCAGATGGCCGGAGGGACTGTTGTCTATCGGCTCGTTTATCGAGATAACATCTACACCGTGCTTTTTCAGCAGTTTTTTGTAAAGAATGGAATCTTCGCGGTTGCGGGCAAATCTTGAAAATTTCCAAACCAGTATGAGGTCAAACGCCTTGTTCTTGAGCTTGGCATCGCAAATCATCTCTTGGAACTTGGGACGGTCGGCGGAGCGCGCTGACTCGGCTTCGTCTATGTATTCAGCCGCTACGGGCCAGCCCTTCTTGTCGGCATACTCACGCAAAGCCTTCAACTGGGCAGGAATGGACAAATCCCTGTCTGCCTGCCCTTGTGAAGATACCCTTGCGTATAACGCCGCTTTCATAACGCTCCTATTTTGCAGCCCTGAAATATGCGACCAGAAGTTCCGCTACGACCGGCGTTCTGCCGCCGATATGCCAGTCCCTGTTGACTTTGGGGCCGGTCCCGGCCTTGTAGTCGTAAATAGTGAACGGCAGGCCGTTTATGCTGCCGGTCCATTCGGCTTGGATTTTGCCGTCTGCGGACAGACCCTGCTGCGGCTTGCCGAACACGCGCACCAGCTCTTTGTAGGCCGTGCCGTCAGGCATGCGGCCCACGAACCCCGTTCCTACAAGGCCGGGGTCGCCCATCTTGACCTGCAGGTCCAGCGTGATTTTGGTTTTCATAACGAATACTCCGAGTGTTTGACTTCGCCGGTTTCGGCGTCCCGTATCGTGAAATAGCGCATATTGCTTGGCTTGAGGCCGTTTACGAACTGCTCCTCTATCGTGATGCTCCATTTGGCCTTCGGCAGGGCTTTGCGGACCGCCGCCAGTTTTTTGAGGGCAAGCGGTATGTAGTCCTCCGTCTTGCCGGTTACCGGCACGTCCTCGATGTACATTTCCGCGCCGTCCTGCTTGAGGCTCAGGTACCGCGACTTCAGCGTTTTGCCGTTCATACGGGCCTCCGTTGTTTCGAGTATATGCGCCCGACCATCGTGTCGCCCTGCCAGATGTCTATGCGGGATATCCCCGGCAAAAAAGCTTTTTCTTTCGCCGCTCCGGTCGCGGCCTCTAGCGTTTTGTAGCTGCCCAGTTCCCGATGTATCGTGCAGTCCGTTTTCGTCTTCGGTATTATCGCTAGCAGCTCGAACCCCGCCTGTTTTTTCGTCTTCATAATGCCTCCCTTTCGTCCGGCCCTTTCTGCTGTCATCATGAACATACAATGACTTCGGCGATTAATCCAGTCCTTTCTGGAGGCCGTTTTACCGTCTGAGAAACAGCCCTTGACTTCATGCCGGAAACCCTTTATTTTCTGCCCGCCCTGCCACTGGCGTGTCGCGAGGCTCTGACGCTTTCGCGACCGGTCCCGTAGTGACAGGACGGGCATTTTAACGCTCAGGCGAGCTGCGCCAGCCAGTCCTTGCCGACCAGTTTGTTGAGCGCGGCGATTACCGCGTCTATCGCCCAGCCGATAAGTATGCCTTCCACGCTCTCAGGCAGGAACGGGATGTCTATCAATGCGTTCAGGACGGCAACCGCCAATGCCTTCTTGTCCGAGCCTTTAAGGTCCTCGTCCTGCCCTACGCCCTCCACGAGCTTCACGACATCCGGCACGGCCTCAGCCGCGTCCTTGAGGCTTTTGACCGTCTTGATTTTGTCCTTCACCGCGCCCAGCTTGTCCAGCAGTTCCTGCGCCTTCTTTTCGTAGTCCATAACGCCTCCGTTTTTTGAATAGCGGCAAATCAAAGCTCCAGCTTATCCGCCATTTCGTGTCGCCGCTTTTGCCGATGAGCAGCGACAAAATCTTCTCAACCCAGCCGGGCATACGCGCCGTCCCTGAAGCCCAGCACCTCGCGCTTGCCGCCGGTGCTTGCGTGTATCCAGCGGTCGCCGCCGCGCCGCTCGTCTATAAGCTGCCCGAACGGGATGCCGGACTCATGCAAGAGCCAGTTAAATACGTCGTCTATGCTCACGCCTTCCACATGGAAGTCGGCGGCCTGACCAAGCATGTGCTGGCTGTTCGCGCTACCGCCGACAGCGGTATTAAGCTCAAAGCACCGGAACCCGGAATGCACGATAACCGGCTTGCCGTAATGCGCCCTTACCGGCTCAAGGATTATCCGGCACAGGCCGGTAAGTTCGGCGGGATAGCAAAGTCCTTTCCGGTGGTTAAGTTCCTGAAACCCGGCGCGGTCGGTGCGCGTAAGCTCGAAGAACGTGAAATGCTCCGTCAGTTTGAAGTCGTTCATTTGCCGCTCCATTTAAGTCCCAACTGGAACAGGGCGTTCACTGCAAGCGTTATGCCGCCGACTATCCATGAAATCTTGGTCTTGACGGCGCGAAGCTCCTCGGCAAGCCCGACCTGCCCGTTGCCGTTGACCGTATGTTCCAGCTTGGTTATGCGGGCCTTGTCGGCCTCGTATGCCTGCAGATGCGCGTCCTGCTTGGTTTCCATCCGCGCAAGCCGCTCTATGATTTCGTCTATCTTGCCCATATTAAGGTCCTCCTCCGCTGGTTTGCCCCTGCCATTGCCCGGCCTCCGTGCCCGTCGCCACGAACAGTTCATACGGCGAATCGGACGACACCGCCATGCATGGCAGCGTTTCGCAGGCCAAAGTTTGCAGTTCGGCATGCGTCTTCGCGCCGTAGAACGCAGTACCGCCCAGCAACGCTATGCCAGAAACCGCGATGGTGGAAGTGTTAACGCCGGAGGCGGCGGTAATGGTGTCCGCCGAATAAACCGCACCGGTGTTGTCCACGGTAAACCGGACGGTCCCGCTGCTGATGAAGTTGACGAATTTGCCGGTGAACGAGCCGTTTATACCCATCTCGGCGTGATAAACGTCCGAGGATACGGCGTTTGCCGTGTACTGGTAGGTATCGTATATCGGCAAATCGGTCCCGTAGCCGGTCAGGTTGGCCCGGATATAGCGGACATGGCTGCTATTGGGGTCTTGGGTAAGACTGAGGCCCGCGCCGCCGTCATGCATGCTGCCGCCGTAGGCTGTTTTAGCACGCGCGGTTACGCCCATGCCATCGTTGTCCGAGCCTCTGGCGGCTATTGCGGTCTGGTTGGGGTAGGTGTTCTCGACATGAAGAACCGCGCCGAGCGGGATTGAAGCGTTGGTCGTGATATCCACGACATAGGCTTCCGGCACAGTCGTGCCGCCAATGCCCATATAAGTGAACATTCCCGTTCCGCCTTTTACGTTGTCAGCCGATATGTCCTTAGCCGTGACCGAGCTTTGGAAGGTCTGCGGCGCGGTGAAATTATTGTCCTGCCCCTTGTAGGCGACATTGCCCAGCGTGCCGGTGCTGTTTATATCCGCGCCGTTGAGCGTAATCGCGCCCGTAGCATTTAGCACGGTGAACTGTCCGGTTGTAGCCTGTGCCAGACCGGCGTAGACGGTCGCACCAGTCAGCAATCCAGCCTTCGCCGTCCCTTTGGCCTCGAAATCCGTCAGCACGGTCACGGAGGACTGGAAGGTCTGCGTAGCCGTGAAGCCATTGTCCTGATTTTTGTAAGCCACGTTGCTCAGCGTCCCAGCGGCGTTGACATTCGAGCCGTTGAGTTGGATAGTGGACGTAGCGTTCATGACAGCGAACTGGCCTGTGGTCGCCTGCGCCAATGCCGCCTGAACCGTCGTTGACTGTAGCAATGAAACCTGCGCCGTAGTCGCCGACAACAGGTTGGCCTTGGCGGTGCCGCTTACGTCCAGTTCGGCCTGCGGGTTAGTTTTCCGGACGCCAACGAACCATGTCCCCGTGCTGACCGACAGTATCGGCAGGTTCTGTTGCGCCGTAGAGCTTACCCGCAGGGCATACGGATATTGCGCGTCCGCCACCACGTCCAGTTTAGCGGTAGGTTCCACCGTGCCAACATTTATGCCCACGCCGCCGGACTGGTTGAAAATGCTGTGCCTGCCGCCTTCCACTAGTATCTGGTCGGTTTTGGAATCCACGTTCCCGATATGCAGCCGGGCTTGCGGGTTTGACGTATGTATACCAAGCATGGTGTTCATCGTAGGCGTGCCCCATTCCATTGTTGGCACGGGAACATTCGCGGCGTTGTAGTCATAGCGGGCCACATGGTCGAAGCGTATCTCGTCCATGTAGCCGTAGAATCCCGCCGAAGTGTTGCCCCACCAGCCGCGCACGTCGGTCATGCCGCCGATATTTATAAACCCACTGGCGTATGTGGAGACTCCACTGGTGTTTGTATGCCCGGAACAGGCCAGCCGCACGCCGTCTATCCAGACCGTAGTCTTCCGCGAGTTGTAATGGTTGTATTGCAGGACGATATAATGCCATTCATTGGCGGTGAACCGTTGTGTTACCTCGCTGGATTGCGCCGTGCTGTAGCCTGAATACCAGTCCCGTATGTGCATGGTGAAATATGGGCTATTACTGTTGTACCGCCACTCAAAGCTAAACCAGTTGTATTCATTCGGGACAGCTATCCAGTAGAAAAAGAATGCGTCGTCGTTGGATAAGCGTTTTGCCCAGAAGGTCAGCGTAAATTCAGCGGTGGGGTTGAACTTGTAATTGTCTGTCCACGACTGGCGCAGTCCGCGATAGAGCTGGAAGAATGCGGACCCGCCGCCGAAGCGGTACTCGCCGGAGTTTATTGTCGGGCTGCCGCCGCTTGACCCGCCCCACGCGCCGAGAGCGTCCGTGAAATTCGTGTTCAGGTTGAGATTCATTTTCGTGGTGGATGGGAACTGGAACGGCACGGACACGCCGGTCATCACCATATTGCCGTTATGCACATTAAGCCGAGCCGTGGGCGCAATGCCGACGCCCAGCGCATTACTGAACGTGCCGGTGCTGCCGGTGAATGCGCCGGTTACATTGCCCGTGCCCTGAACCGAAAGGTTTCCCTGCGACGTTATATTGCCGGTGATGGAAGCGTTGCCGCCTATATTCGCGTCCGCGCCGACGCTGGCGTTACCGCCTATCGCCGCGCTTGCGCCTATAGTAGCCGATTGCCCGACCGTAAGCGTATTGGTTACCGCTGCCATGCCAGCCTGAACCGTGGTCGCCTGAACATGGCTTGCTGCCACGGTGCCGGATTCAACCGTGTAGAAAGTGCCTTTGCCCGCAGGCCCGTCCAGCGTTATGGTGTAGCTGTCCGCCGTCTGCGAGCTTGCCGCCACGCCCCATTTGCCGGATATGTGCCCTTCCGCCGTGCCCGCAGTTTCGTCCGGCTTCACGCCGTAATACGGCGAGTTAGCCGCGACCGCCAAGGCCGCAAACCCGACTACAAGAACCGCTATTATTTTCAGCCTATGATTATCCATCCGTTCGCCCCCAAGGAAGAATCCTTCGTGTAAAAGAAAAGTTGCTTCGTGTCCGTCGCCCAGTAAAGCTGCAAATCCTCCGGCGTGCCTTTAGCCGCCGACGCGCCGGACGCAATGCCCTTGCCGGAGGCCAGCCAATTTAGCCACGTCATCAGCTTCGTAGCGTCGGGCTTCTGCCCGTTTTCTATGTCAGCTGGTTTGGACATCACTCCCTCCAAGTCACGCGGCAAAAGCCGGAACCGCCTGTTCCTCCGGCAGAACTGGCGTAACTGCCGCCGCCTCCGCTGCCGCTGTTGGCTACCGCGCTGCCTCCCGCTCCTGATGCCGCACCGTCGCCGCCACCCGCATTGCCTTTTCCTGCGGTATAGCCTCCTCCGCCACCGCCTCCGCCGTATTTGCCCATATAGCCGGGTCCGCCGTTGCCCGGAACGCCGCTTCCAGCCTTGCCGCCGGGAAACCCAGCTAAACCTTGTCCGCCGGACGCTCCAGTTCCCGCGTCGCAACCTTTGCCCATGAAGCCGCCGCCACCTCCGCCTTCCGAAGTGGTGCCGTATAAAGCCCCGCCACCGCCTCCGCATGCGCCGTCCAGACCCGCAAGTCCCGAACCTCCGCGACCGCCGCCTCCGCCTTTGGCAATCAGCGTGCCAAACGAGGAATCGCCGCCGTTGCTGTTAGCCGTGCCGCCCGCGCCTATCGTTACCGCAATTGACGCGCCGACAGCCGTGGCGGTGACGTCATAGAGAAATTTGTCTATCACCTGACCGGCCCCGCCGCCTCCGCCTCCCACGTTGGTGCCGCCGGTTCCTCCTCCGCCTCCGCCGCCGACAAGAAACACTTCCACGAACTCAACACCGGGCGGACGCACCCAAGAGCCGGACGCCGTAAACGCCAATGACCGCAACCTGCCCACCATATTCACGACCATAGAACCCATAATTGTGCCCTCCTATCGCGCCACCGATTTCAAAACCCAGATATCCACCACGCCTTGCGTGCCCATGTTCAGCGTTCCGTTGACCGACGCCGCCGTTACCCTGACCAGCGTCGCGTTCGCATGGCTTTCAGAAAACAGGCCCAATGCCATCTCGAACACGTCGTCGCCGTAGTTCTGGTAAACGTCGAACGGCGAGGCGTACTTAGCCAGCGCGCCGTCTATGCCGACGCTTATCGTGTAGCCCGTTATTGAGTTGCCCGAAAAACAGTTCCGGTGTTTTATCTTCACGCCGTGTATTACGCCGCCCGCAGGAAGCGTGAACAGCGTTATCGTGTTTGAGTAACCCGCCGACACGAAATCCGAGTAGCTTTTGGTGAATTTCTCCCAAGCTGGGACGTTGTTCTCCGCAGCTTTGAGATTCACCGCGCCATTAAAACTGTTCGCACCGATAAAAGTCTGGTCAGCCGAAAGGCTTGCCAACCCGGTCGCTGTAAGCTCGCCGCTTAAGTCCTTTCCGCTGGGAAAGAACCCCGTGATATCGTCGTAATCCACCAGCACGACTGCGTCGTAATACGCCGTGCCTCCGGCTTCCATGTGCAGCTCTATGGAAAGCTCCGTTGCGGAACTTGCCACTTCATGGGTCAGGGAGATGAACTCCCAAAGGCCAGTGCCGTTGTGGAACGCCGACACGGAACTGCCCACTCCGTCGCGTATCCGCAGCCGTGCCGCATTCGGCGTGGAACACTTTACCCAAACCCACGCTTTCACCGTGTGGCCTTTAAGCCCGACAAGCTCCGCGCTTGACTGTTTCAGATACGCGTCTGCGGAGCCATAGGTCAGCGCAACTGCGTAATCACCCTGCTTGCTGTCCGTAACCCGCGCGACCGACGCGCCGCTGCCGAACAGCGTCCAGTCGTCCGGCGCGACATTTGCCCCGCCGGACCACTGCTCCATGCCGCCATTGTTTATCAGGTTCCACGGGACAAGGTTCAGGTGGCTGAAATTGTTATTGAACTTCGACGCCGACGGTATTTCCGCCGCGCTGTCCTGAAAAATAACCGGAATCCGTTTGTCGCCCATTACGCCGCCTCCCTTACCGTAAGCTCGGACTCCATGCGGACGCAGTCGTGTGCCGCCTCCAGCACCTTGCCGACCACATCATAAGCCGACTGGCCCTCGTGGCCCCAGAGGTGTATATCCGGCTTGCCGATATGCGCCGCCGTGTCTCCGATATGCCACGCCTTCTTGGGATTGCCCGGATATTTGTCCGTGTAGCGTAACCGCACCATATCCCCGGCCTCCAACTGCGGCAGGAAGCGGGCTTTGAACTCGTACTCTTTGTGCGGTTTGGAGTAGAGCCGGAAGTATCCGTGCGCCGTGCCGGTGGCGATATCCGCGTCCTGCTCAAGCAAAAACTGCGAGCCGCCCACGGAGAGTTGCTTCACGCCGTAGAGCGTCTGCGAGTTGGGTTTCGGCATGTTGAACGTGTCCGGGTCCGCGATGACGCTGTAATCGCCGTAGTTGGAGATGATTTTGTTGTAGACGTTCTTCAGCCCATCATTTACGCGGCTGATTTCTTTGATGTCCTTGTTCGTTAAAGTGATATGCGGAAACGCTATGCGTGTGGACAGCATTCCGGCGATGTCTTGGTCGTAGTAAAATACCCGCTCGTCGCCCCAGTAGACGCCTTCATCGCCCCACAGCCACAGGGCGGCCACGCCGGATTCGCGCGACCGGAAGAAGAACTTGCCCATGCGGTCAAAGCCGAACTCGTAGGAGGCGATTTCCGCCAGCTTTTCTATGGCATCCAGCACGGTCAGGCCGGAGCAATCCACCAGCCGCAGTTTCGCAGTCAGTGTGGCATAAGTTACGCTATGCTCCGCGACAGCAGGGAAATCCTGCCCGCTGTCCGAACTTCTGCGCGTCAGTTCTATCCGCAGATACCGCAACGCCGGGCTGGCTATGCGCCCGTTTTCCACCGTCTCCAGCGATGTATATACCGCGTTGTTGAGCGAGGTCTGCGTCCTGTAGCTGGTTGAGCTGCCGTTGTACTGGGTGACCGTTTCGTCCAGCCGCCCGAACGCGGTTATGTCAACGCTCAAATCGTCCGCGTCGTACAGTTTGGTCCCCAGCAAAGGCAGATTGGGCAACGCTGGCAGGTCGCCGAATTCGCCGCAGACGCGCACATAGTCAATGTATACCGGCGCATTTCTGGGCGTGCCGGTGGTCCAGCAGCCGAACTCGGCCACAGGGGCCGCGCCTGCGCCGGGCGTATATGCGTAATCCACGGCCTTCACGCCGCCGACGAACGCGACCACTCGCCCCGGCTTATGGTAAAGAACATACTGCGCGTTGGCGGGACTGCCGCCGTTCCATATCGCCGCGCCGTTAAGCAGGACCTGGCAATGTATGCCGGAGCCGCCCACCGCATAACCAAGCCGGATTTCAGCCCTGTCCGAGCCGTGACTTAGCGCGAAATAGGCGTATTCGTTGGAGTAGCCGGATATCGCGCTGAACGCCATCACGCAACCGCTTCCCGCCGCGCCTATCGTTCTGCGCCATTTCTTTGTGGAAGCCGTATAGTTCGGCGTGTAAATCGTCAGGATATTGCTCCCGCCGCCGGTACCGGAAGGCCAGTAGGTGGCAATTTCAGCCGTGTAGGAACCGGTGTCCTCAAACAGCTCCCATTCGGGGCTGGAGTTCTGCGGCAAATCATCGCATTCGTAGCGGATATTGTCCTCGGCGTGAGCGTGCGTTATCTTCTTGAACACGCGGTTCGGGAATATCACATCCTCGACTGTGCGGTCGTTTATACCAGCCGTGTCCAGAAGCCCGTTTACTACCTCGTGGATTTGCAGGTTCGTGTGCCAGCAAAGGTAATCCGCGACAACGGCCTGACCGGATGATGGCGCGGACACGAATGTGATTTTTGCGGGCGTGTCGTATGTGCTAAGGTCAGATATCTCGTAGTCCGTGCCGGGGGCTTTGAACACGCCGCCAGCCGCGACGCGCTTAATCCTACCCACATTTTTGCCGGAGGTGGTGAACTCTTTGGTGACACCGTCGCCGATACCCAACAACTCGCCGGTGATTGCGGTGGAATAGTTTTCCGCATCCGCGTCGTCCAGCAAAATATGCGACGCGTCTATGCTGATTTGCGCGGTCTTGTCGTCCGCGTAGAACGAGATGCCGCTCACATAACCGGTGAACAGCCGCACTTCCTCGGATTCCGTGCCGTCGGAAAACTGGTATACCGCCGCGACTTTGAACATGGTCCGGTAGGCCGTGTAACCAAGCCGCGCGGTCGCGTCCTTCTTGAAAATCCCGTAATCCGCGCGCTCCAGCCATTCGTTCGCACCGTTATAAACCCGCATGGTCAGCGAGCCGGTGCGGAACTCGTTTAGGCGCACTGCGTCCAGTTCTTCTTTGGTCTTGCTGATGTCCCGAATGTTCCTTTCCGGGATAACCGTCCATTGCGGCTCGTAGGCAAATGCCTGCGCCTCTATATCCCAGTACCGGCGGCGATACGCAACCACGCGCCGCACCTTGGAGGCGTTCAATTTCTGCGCCTGCAATATCCCTTGCGATAGCGTTATCATGATTCCGCCGCCTTGAAACTGACCGTCAATCCGCCGGATTTGCTTTTGCTCACATAGCCGCAAGACAGGCTGTCCTTTAGCGCGGACACGGCGTAAATCCCCTGAGGCAAAGCGTCCGGCTCAGGGTAAACGACGAACTCGCCGAGGCTGTAAATCGCCAGTAGCGCGTCCGCCTCCGCTTGGGAAAGCCCGGCGAATGAAAGGCTCGCGCCCCAGCGCGTAACCCTGTCGCCCGACCATTTCACCAGCGCAGTCTTTACGCCGCCGTCCATCATCTGCGTGGATATGTCCGTCGCCGAGAAGCCCGGCTCGTAGTTGTAAAAACCTTTTGAGGCGACCAGCAGCGTTTCCAAAGCCCAAACTTCGCCGATTTGCTTCTCTTGGTTCGGAACCTGCGTCTGGCTGAAAGTTATGCGGATACCGTATGCCTGCTTTGCAGTAAACTGCGCCTTGAGCGATATGCCGATTCGGTTTGAGGCGTTGAGCGTTATCGCGTTGCCCCAGACCGAGCCGGTGTAGAACTCCAGCACGGCGGACACCGCGTTGCAGTTTTGCAGTATCACCGTGTCCACGTTCTTGAGCGCGTTCACGCCGTTTTCCTGAAACAGGATTTCGATATACGCGGTAGAGGCGTCGCTGTTCTGCCCTGCAGTTTTCCAAAGCGCGTTGTAGTCGCGGTCATAGAGCCGGTATTTAACCGCGTCGCCGCCGGATACGCTTATCGCGCTATTCTCGTTGACGGCGTTCGGGCCGTAGAAGACGGGGTAATCGCTCATACCGCCCTCCGCTTGTTGTCCGAAGCCGCGTCCCGGCTGTTCACCGCAAACGCCAGCGCGTTCGGCGTGCGCCTGCGTATCTGTTCCGCCAGTTCGCCAAGCACGCGTTCGCGCTCAGAGGCGTTCAAATCCGCGACTTGCAACGTCATGTTGATGTTGAAAACGTTGTTCTGGCTCGCGCCTTCGCCGGAGGATAACGCGCTGTTTGGTATCACCGTGCCAGCCGTGTCCGGCACGAAAAGCTCCGGACCGTTCTCGCCTACAAGCGCGACTTGCCCCGCAGACGGCCTGCCGCCAGCCGCGAACCCGCCCGAAAAGCCGAGAATAATCGCCAGTATCGCCGCCGCTGCCGCCAGACCGATGGCAATACCGACAAACGGGATACCCGCGTGTGCCGCGACAGCCTTCGCCTGACCGACAGCCGCCGCCTGCGCTATCTCTGCATGCGCCGCAGCCGCGCTCTCGGTTACTTCCTTCGCCGTCGCCGCAGTCTTTACCGCCGACACCGCTGTTGTCGTGGAAGTCTGGAATAAAGCCATAGCGGCGACCTGCGCCTTTTCCAGCGTCCACATCACGACCTTCTTGGCGAGGATTTCCGCCAGTATCTTGTAAATGCTGGCCTTGAACGCCTGCCACACGCCTTCCATGATGTCGCCAAGATTCACCGTGCCCTGCTCTATGGCGACGAACAACTCCTCAAACCCTCCGGACAGCGCGGATATCGCCGCATTGAACGTGGCGGCGAGATTATCCTTGAGCATGGTCGCCGACACGAACACTTGGTTGTAAGCGTCCTGCCACGCCTGAGCGAACTGCCCGGCCTGTTCCGGCGCGTCCGTCGCGAGATTTGGCATTTCCGGGGCTTGCGGCGTATTGAGTTGCGGCGCGGCCACTGTGCCGGTGAACACGCTTTTCACCGCGTCCAGATTGCCGCCGACAAAGTCCTGCGCCTTGCTATAGCCGTCGGCGACGCTCTGCGCTATGTCCTTGCCGGTGTTAAGCGCGGTTTCACCAATAATGCCGCCCCACTTTTTCACGTCTTCCGCCACACCTTTGAGCGACTGCCCGACTTTTGAGCTGCCCAGCGCATCCGAGGTATCCTCGACGAATTGCTTTATCGCGCTGACCGCCGAATCAAGGTGCAGATACTCCGCCACGGTCATGAAATCCCGCACCCAGTTTTTGAAATAGTCCTTCAGGGCTTGGAATTTATCCTGAAAGAACTGCACAAAGAAGTCCGCTATGGTCAGCACATCGTCCATGTAGCTTTTGCAGACCTCGCGGAATGTCCGCATCAGCAATTCCCATGTTTTTACGATTACCGACCACTTGTCTATGACTATCAGCCCAACGGCAACCAGCGCGATTGCGATAAGCCCTACCGGCCCAGTCAATGCGCCGATTGCCGTGATAACCGCTTTGAACGCCGCGATTACCCAGCCCAATATGGGCGCAAGCCCGCTCAGCGCGGACAGGAACAGCCCCAAGCCCCATACCGCAGGGCTGAGCGCCGCGATAATCAAGCCCAAGGTAACCAGCCAGTCCCTCGTCGGTTTATCCAGCCCGGCGATAAATGACGTCGCCTTCTGTACCGCCGAGGTCAGCATTTGTGTCAGTTTGATTACCGTCGGCAACGCGATGTCGCCCAGCTTTATAAGCGCGACCTGCAGCACGGACAGAGCCTTTGCAAATTGCTGGCTCGCGTCTTGGTTGGCGATGTTGAAGGCGTTCTTGAGGTCCTGCTCCGTCGCTTTCGCCACGCTGGCAATCACCGCCCGCGCTGCCTCGCCGTTCTTGCCGATTAGGTTCAGCAGTCCGACCAGCCCTTCGGCTTCCGGGAACACCCGCGCCATCGCCTGCTCGTTGTCGCCGAAGTGTTCCTTCAAGGTTTGCAGGACGGACAGCAGGCCTTCTTCCTTGAGCTGGCGGCGCAGTCCGTCAAACGACAGCCCGACCCATTCAAGCGCGGTGCGCGTCTGGTCCGTCGGCTTTAACAGCGTCATGAATACGCCGCGCAGCGCGGATACCGTCTGCCGTGCGCCCATGCCGAGCCGCGACATCGCCGCTACCGCGCCGGATACTTCGCCGAACGAGACGCCCAACTGCGCCGATACCGGCAAGAGCTTCCCGATAATAGGCGCAAGCTCATCCAGTTGCATTTTCCCGTTCTTGACTGTGGCAACCAGCACGCCGGTAGCCGTAGCCGCGCTCAGGTTGGCGGGACCATAGGCATTCAACGCGGAAGTAACCGTGTCAGCAACGGTTTTTGTGTCGCCCATGCCCGTGGCAGACGCCATCGCCGACACTTTCAACGCCTCCAGAGCGTCCGAGCCACGCAAGCCCGCCTGCGCCACGGAATACATAGCGTCCGCCAGTTCCTTCGGCCCTTTGCCGGTCTGCGTGGACAGTTTCAGTATGTCTGTGCGCCAAGCGTCCACTTCTTCGCGGCTCACGCCGAGTATGGCGACTATTTTGTCCAGACTGTCGTCGAATTCGGTGGCGAACTTGACGGCGGATAACGCGGCACCGGCGAACGGCAGCGACAGCCCGTAGGTTATCTCCTTGCCGAGCGTAGTGAACCGCCTTCCCGCGCGGGCGAGCGTCTTTTCAGCTTTGGCTATGCCTTCCTCAAAGCTGGCTGTTCTCGCCGTCAGGTTCACTATCAGGTTGCCTATCGTCGCCATTTCGTCCGCCCATTGCCGCGTTTATCGTCTTCACTACTTCCAACTGTTCCCACCAGTCTTGCCGGGTTTTCTCAAACCTCGGCATGAAGTCCTGCGCTTTATACGGTTTCGCCCCGCTTTTGCGGAACACATTCGCCATCGTCGAGGCTACTATGCCCGCCCGTAGGTCCGCCCTGTCCTCGCCGAAAGGCTCCAGCCCGTAATACGCCCGCCATTCGGTCAGCTCCCGCGAGCTTATCCGGCTGAGCAACTCGCTTACCGTCATGCCCAGAGCAAGGGCTAGGCGGAAGTAGAACCGTCGCTCCGGGCGTCTTTGAAATTTCCGGCAAGCTCCTTTACATCGCTTTCGCTGAGGCCGGAAAGCTGCTGTGCCACATTAAACAGCCGGTTCAGGGCTTTTGCGGACTTTTCACCGAGCCATTTCACGTCCTCTTCCGTGAACAGTGGCTTGCCGTCTTCGCCTATGGCCGACTGCGCCACCAGTTTCGCGCGCAGGTTCTGCATGTTCACCGTGGTGTTCCGGCCTTGCCCCTGTACCACGCTCGCCTCGAACCTGTCGCGCTCCGCGCCGGTCAGCGATTTAAGTCTGACTGTGCCGCCCCATTCGGGCACTTCCACGTCTTGCGTTTCCAAGTCGGAAACGCTTTTTATCTGTTCCTTGTTGAGAAGCATTGCTTCCTCCGTTACGCCAGCGTCGGCTGGCCTGTTATTTTCAGCGTCACGCTCGCGCCCAGTTTGCCGTCCACCGGCGCGCTAGGCTCGAAGTTCGTCACGAACGCCGCGAAGCTCCATGTCGTCGCCGGTGTATCCGGAAACACGAGCTTGAAGTTTTTCTTGCTGCGCGCAGAAAGCGCAGTCGAAAGCGACTGCTGGCTGGTATTGCCCGGCAGGAAGTTCAGTTCCAGCTTTATCTCGCCGCCGTCCAGCAAACCGCCAGCGTATTCCTTCCAGCCGCCCGCCGAGCCGTGGCTGGTGATATCCACCGTGTCCATGCTCATGCCGGGGCCGCCGACATTGGTCACCTCGGCTATCGCCGCGAACACTTCAGGTGTCGCGCCGTCGCCGATTTTAAGCGTTGTGCCGAACGCGCTTATCCCTTCGCCCATAATTACTCCTCCCTGTGCCAAATAAGGACGTCAGCCGTGACGCGGAATATCCCGTCGTCCGCGCTGAATCCGTCCGTTTCGTTTTCGTTGAACGCGGCCTGTATATCGCCGCCCTTCTTGCCGTGCAACGCCGCCACTGTCGCCAATGCCAGTTGCTTGGCTTCCAGATAGTCCGCTGAGTAACAGTCCAACTGGAACCGCGAGGAGGCCAGTTTTGACGGCCCGCCGTGCGAGGCATAGCGGATGCATGACGCTTTCAAGTAGACAATCGCGGGTAGGATAACCTCGTCCGGCAGATGCACCGGATATATCCTGTCGGCGACTGTCGCCGACACCACGGTGTCCTGCCGGAGCAGGTCATACAAGGTCCGCTCAATCGGCATTTTCGCCTCCGCATTTCGCCACCAGCTTGCGGTATTCCGCGTCGCAGGCTTGAATCGCCGCTTCCTTCTTCGCGTCAAACGCCGGGCGCATGAACGGTTTTGCCTCTACCCTGCCGATTACTTTGTAGACCCACTGCTTGCCGGACTTATGGGAACGGACAGCCAGCGCGTGGCCGAACTCGACAAGACGGCCATACCAGACACGCCAATGAAGCGCGACTCTTGCCCTGACTTCGCCTTTGAGCGGGTCCGTGCTGACCGTCAGCGTGATGTTGTCCTTTAGGTGCGCCGCCGAGCCCGCTTTCTTATGGCCTTCGGGGAACAGGTTGTCGATGCCTGAATCAAGCGGCGCGTTTGCCGCCGCTTGGGCGCGAATCACCTCCGCTCCGTTCTTGGCTGCGCGCATGGTGGCTTTACGCAGCTCCGCGCCGCGTATGCTCTTCAACGCAAGCTCAAGCTCCGGTATGCCTTCCAGTTGTATCGTTACCATGTCGCCCATATCACGCCACCCCTTTGCACATAAGCTGCAACTGCGTCCTGCCGTCGGCGGGGTTGATTATTTCCACGATGTCGTATGCGTCCGCGCCGTGTTTCACGCGCCAGCTCGGTTTCACATCAGCGCGGTAGCGGATTACCACGCGCATCGTGATTTCGCTGTTCACCTTCGCGGACTCGAAATACTCCCGGCCCCGCAAAGGCAGCACCGCCGCCCATACCGTCGCCACATCCGTCCAGACCGCCTTGGCTTGACCCACTTCATCCCGCGCCGTGGTTTGGCGTTGCAGTGTTATCCGCCGGTTCAGTTTGCCGGGGTTCATAAGTGCCGCCCCCATAACCGATACGGCGCGAGCAGATACTGCACGCCGAGCGGCAATTCCTCGAACTTCAACTGGCTGGCTTCGCCCACAGCGATACGGTTTTCGTACCAGTGCGCCGCAAGCAATTTGATTGCTTGGCGCAAAGGCTCCGGCACGTTGGTTGCCGCCCCGCCATAACCGCAGGTAAACGCAATTTCAACCGCGTTGTACCGACGCAACGTGGCCGACGGGATATCTTTCAGGTAGACTCGCGCCGGTTCGCCGACAACATCGATGGAATAAGCCGAAGCCGACAGGACAATGCCGTTGTTTGCCGAATCCCACAGCCGCACCCACTCCACGGATTGCGCGGGCGCGAAGGGAAGGCAAAACTCCGGCGGGGACGGGATTTTATCCTCAAAAACCCGCCACCGCTGCGTGATGAGCTTGCGGTTGGTAGCCGACTCGGCGCAGTCGCGCGCGGCTTTTATCAGCCCCGCTATAAGCGCGTCGTCATCGGCAAACTCAACCCGCAGGTGCGCTTTCGTTTCCTCAAGCGTCACCGGCTCGACCGCAGGCCCCGCCAGCAGCATTGTCCCCATAAGCTATTTCGCGCCCGGCGCGTCCGCCTTTTTGTCCTTCTTGAGCGGCTCGAGGAAGTCCTTGTGCCGCTCCGCGTCGGCGTCGCTAAGCTGCACCACCGCGCCTTCCATGTAACCGCCGAACGGCTTTTTCACCCTGTAGAGTTTCGTTTCCATTTTGCTTGCCTCCTATTTGAACAGCAGGTAGCTGAATGCCGAGCCCTGCGCAACGTCCACCGACAACGCCTGCGTAAAGCGCAGCCAGGTCTGGTCCTGCATGAACGCGTTGCTGTTATCGCCCGCGTCGTAGGCGTCCTGAGACACCTTCACCGCCAAGCCTTCGCGCGGCGAGATGAGCAGCCCTCTGTTGAACCTGCCGTATATCGCGGCGGTGCAATCCGTGCCCGTGCCGAGGTTCGCCGGTATCGTCGGGCATATCACATACGGCACGTTCCATATCGTCGCCGGGATATTGCCGGTAGGCGGCTGCCAGATGTACTGGTTCTGGCTGTCCTTGAGCTTCATCAGCTTTTTAAGGCCGGTGCGGCTCAAGGCGATTGCCGCGCCCTGCGAGTTCGCCGCGTTGAGCGAGAATATCAGCTCCGCGATATCGTCGAAGCTGACCGACGCGCTGCCCATAGACACCACATTAACGCCCGACGCCTTGATGATGCCGGTGAACGGGTCGCCCGCGCCGGCATCGCCCAGCAGCGCAACGCGCTCGATTTCCAGCGCCATCGCCTCGCTGATAAGCTCGGACAGGAACGCTGTCAGGTTTATGGCGGTATCCCGGAGCAGTTCGTCCGTGCATTTGATGACCGCCGCCATGACTTTCGCTACCTGCTCCAGTTGCCCGAACGTCGGGTTCGTGGTGGGCTTCGTGCCGCCTTCCGTCACCCAACCGATAGACACACTGGTCAACTGGCGCGGCAACTGCCGCTTCCATGTGGACATCGGCAGGATATTCGCCAGTTGCATTATCGGCGACGCATCTTTGAGCAGCCGGATGACCTCGTAGCTGAATTCGGTCGGGACGACATAGCCGCCCGTCGCGGGCGTGCCTTCCGTCATGACGGCTTTCGCGTCCGCGAGCATCGGGTGCCGCTCTTTTGCCGCGAGCAGGAAATTCCGCATGTTGCCGAACTTCCTGCCGTACTCGCTGGTCCACGATTTTTCAGCCGCGTTTTTCGGCGAGTTCTTGAACGCCTCGGCCCGTTCCATCACCTCTTCCGGGCTCTGGGGCGGGACCTGCCTGCCGCTCGGCTGGGGGTGCAGACGCTTTACCACGTCCTCAACCAGCTTCTCGGCTTTCTCCTTGGTGAGGCAGTCGTCCAACCTGCACTCCAAGGTCTTGCGTAGCTCCGCTATGGAGCCGTTTACGTCCGGCGCGTTGCCGGATGCCTGTGTCGCTTCCATTTTGTTTCCTCCGTCTTTTTGGGATTCGCTCAAACTTTTGAGCGCTTTGCTTACCGCCTCCGCCAACGCGTCAGGGTCGGCGGGCACCGCCACCAGCGATATCTCGTATATCTCTGCCAGCGTGAGTTGGTTCGGCGCATCGGGGTTCTCGTAGTGGAACCGGCCCGCAATGCTGATGCCCTTCGCGTGGCCTTCCGTGTATATCCGTCGGGCGTGTTCAACGACCGGGTAATCCGACGCAGAAAACTTGGCTTTGAAGTAAAGCCCCTTGCCGTCCTCGCGGATTTCGGTCATCGAACCCGCGACATGGTCTACCGCGTTTACATGGTCCACCAGCAGCACCGGGTTCTTGAGATACTCTTTGAGGTCGTAAACGTAATCCCGCTTCGTCTTGTAAACCGCCGGGATATCGCCGTACCGGTCGGCCTGATTTTTGGTGTTCGCGTAGCCCTCCAAGAACACCGCGCCGTTTTCCTGCGTGATTTTGCCGCCTTCAATCGGCAGTATTTTGAATTGCCTGTCCATTGTTCCCTCCAGAACCCATATTCAGCGGCACAAGATATTGCCCGCCCTGCCCGTTCGGCAGCTTGTTCATGTTCTCCCGCTCACGGATGTCGTCCGCCGACAGCCAGCCCCATTGCCGCCCGATGGCGTAGGCCTCATAGCGCGTCTTTATGTCGCCGCGCAGCAGGCCTTCTATAAGGAACTCCGGGAAGAAGTCGCCCGAAAACAGCTTGAACGACAGTTCCTGCTCGATATTCACCAGCCACGGACGGATGGTATCGGTGACGAACTCTATGGCCTGATGCTCGATGTTGTTGTTCGTCGAGCGGTCGAGGTCCGAAATCTTGTGCAATGGCATACGGAAGTAGCGGGCGATTTCGGATACGCCGAACTTACGCGTTTCCAAAAGCTGCGCGTCCTCCGGCGGCACGCCCACCGCGTTGAACTTCATGCCTTCTTCCAAGACCGCTACGCGGAATTTGTTATCCAGTCCTTCGTGCGTTTTCTCAAAGGATTTTCGGAGTCGCGCCGCCGCTTCGTCCGATAATTGGCCCGGATGTTCCAGAATGCCGCCCGGACGGGCGTCGTTTGCGAAGAATTTAGCTGCGTATTTCTGCGCCGCTAGGCCCAAGCCGATGGCTTCCTTCGCCGCCCGCATAGGCGGCAGGCCGATAAGCCCGTCATAGGACAAGCCTTTGACGTGCAGCATATCCGCGAAAGGCACATTCACCACGCCCGAATCCAGAGCGACCGAGTAGACCAACTGCCCATTCACGCGCTTGAGCGATACCCGCCAAGGCGTAATGGGCCACAAAGCCACCGGCTCGCGCGCGGAATTGCGCTCGATTTCGCTATAGTGATTGCCCCACATGCATAGATGCAGCATGATGGCCTGCCGCCACGACATGGAAGTCATCTCCGGATTGGGCGCGTCATGAAGCAGTTTGTAAAGCGGGTGGTTCGTCGCGCGGTTTTTACCGTCCGCCGTGCGCTGGTAGACGTGCAGCGGCAGGCTGCCCACAGTCTGCGACAGCACCTGCGTGCAGGCATATACCGCCGACAGATTCAACGCCAGCGTTTCGTTCACCAGCACGCCGCTTTGCGTGTCCGAAAGCGGCAGGAACACATCGGCGAAGAACTGCTGCATGTTATGCATCTTCCGCCCGCCGAAACTGAAAATCTTTTTTAGCCAGTTCATAAAATCGTTATCCCTCGTCTTTCGTAGACGCTTCTGCCGCAATGACGCATGGCACGGTCCAAGGCCATCACGGCGGCTACGATACCGTCTATGCGGCTTGTGCTTTTTGCCTTGTCCGGTTTGATGTTGCCAGCCGGGTCCATCCTGACCACGGCGTTATCTGCCATCCAGCGCATCACCGGATTGCCTCCGTGGTGCAGCTTTCCAGCCAGCACCAGCCGAAGAAGCTCGCCGCTGGGCCCCGCCATGCTGGCGAACCCCTGTCCGAACGGGACAACCGTCAGGCCAAGCTCCTGCAGTTCCTGCACGATTTTCGCCGCGCCCCAGCGGTCAAAAGCGATTTCCTTAAGCGCGTATTGCTTGCGAAGCTCCGCTATCTTGGCGACGACAAACCCGTAATCGATGTAGTTGCCGCCGGTCGTGAATATCAATTTCTGCCGCACCCAGAGTTCATACGGCACGCGGTCACGGTTGGAACGTCCGCGCAAATCGTCTTCCGGAATCCAGAAAAACGCCAGCAGCTTGATGGTGTCCTCCACCGGAAACGCCAGCACAAGTGCCGTAATGTCGGTTGTAGACGACAAATCCAGTCCGGCGTAGCACGGCTTGCCCCGGAGCGTTTCGGGTATCACCGTTCCGGCAGACGCGTCCCATGCCGCCATCGACAGCCAGCGCGATTCCTGCTGCGTCCACTGGTTCAGATACAGGCGGCGGAAGGTGTTCTCGTATGCCGGGACGTTCTGCGCCTTGGCGCATTCGCGTTTAAGGTAATCCTCGCTGATGGATACGCCGAGGTTCGGATTGGCCTTGTGCCATACCGCCGGGTCGCGCCAGTCGTCAGTCTCGTCCGCCGCGTATATTACCGGCAGAAACGAGTCGTCCGGGACCACGCCTTCCTTCACCCGACGCGCGTATTCGTGCAGCTCCCAGCAAATGGAGTTCCGGTCAAACCCCGCCGTGGTAATCGCCATCGTCAGCGGCTGCATCCGCGAGCCCGTGCTTGTGGTCAGCACGTCCCATAGGTCCCGGTTCGGCTGCGCGTGAAGCTCGTCGAATATAATCCCGTGCGCGTTGAGGCCGTGTTTTGTCGGCGCGTCGGAGCTTAAAACCTGATAGTTTGATGCCGTGCGCGGAACGAATATCGAGTTGCGGTATATCTGCCCGCGTGACATAAGCGCTCTGGACGCCATAGCCATGCCTTTAGCCACGTTGAACACTATCGCAGCCTGCTTGGTGTCCGCAGCCGCGCTGTAAACCTCGGCGGACGGCTCGCTGTCGGCGTAAAGCAGATACAGCGCCACGCCGGAACAAAGGCTGGATTTCCCGTTCTTGCGCGGGATTTCGATATAGCAGGTGCGGTAGCGGCGCGTGCCGTCTTCGCGCCTGCAGCCGAACAGCGGGTGGATGATATCCTCCTTCTGCCAGCGTTCCAGCCTGAACGGCTCTCCCGCCCATTTGCCTTTGATATGGACGAGGTAACGCTCGAAGAACCGGGTGGCCCGGTCCGCCGCTTTCTGGTCAAAATAGAAATCGCGTTCGTTCATGATGGTTTGTTGAAAAAACTCTCGTCCTCGTTGCCGTCCTTGTCCGTCATCGGGATTATCCGGCTCCGCATCGTGGCCGGAATGCCCATCTCAGCCGCCAGCTTCGTCATCATCAGCATCCAGCCCCGCGCGATGGAAACATGCGGTATCTGCTGGAATGCGCCATTGGGCGTGCGGTAGACCTGCTTGCTCTGCTTGAGGACATCGTTCGCCCGCTTCCAGTTGGAATAAGCCGAGCAGTAGAGCATGAACAGGTCCCGGTCCACCGAGCTAACGACGTGGAGCGCGGCAAGTTCCGGAAAAAGCTCCCGCCATTTCGCCTTGGCCTCGTCGTCCAGAAATTCAGGCGGCTCGCTGTTGGCGGGTCCGGGCTTCGGTTCGGCAAAGTTGGTCCTGCACCGCTTCAAAGTGCCCGTTTTCCGCTTGATTTCCGTCGGTATTCGCTTTCTTCCGCGCATATTTACCCTGCCTACCCCCCTGTGCGAATTATGGACGCGTTTGCGCGTGGGCGCGCATCGGTCTATATCCGAAAGGCTGGGAGGATTTCATAGGCCTACGGCCTGTAGCGACCGAATCCTCCGTCTTCCTGCGCCGTCTTGAGGCTGTGGTGTTCGTGGCACAGCCCCTGCAAATTGTTTTCCTCATCGGTGCCACCCTTTGAGCGGGGCACTATATGGTCCACGTCCGTTGATAACTGCCCGCAGCCCGGATGCCTGCATACAGGGTCCCGCGCCAAGATGAGCAGCCTTAACCTCTGCCAACGTGAGCCATAACCTCGTTGCGTTGACGTGCCACGCCTGTCCCGCTCGGCCTTGTCGGCCTGCGCCTTGTGCGCCGTGCAGTATCGCCCGCCTTCCTCCGCCAATGCGGGGCAGCCGGGATACGCGCACGGAGGCAGAGGCTTATGCGGCATGGTGCACCTCGGCCTTCTTGCCCGTCGCCTGTTCCCAGCGTTTGACTATGACATCGCTGTAAAGAGGGTCTATCTCGCAGAGGCAGGCTTTGCGTCCGGTATGCTCGCAGGCTATAAGCGTGCTGCCTGAGCCGCCGAACAGGTCCAGCACCACATCGCCCTTGCGGCTGCTGTTGCGTATCGCGCGGGCGCACAGTTCAACGGGCTTCATGGTCGGGTGTTCTTCGCTGCGCGTGGGTCGGTTAATTTCCCAGACCGTTGTCTCGGCCCGTCCGCCGTACCATTTGTGGCTTGCGCCAGCCGCCCAGCCGTAAAGTATGGGTTCGTGCTGCCACTGGTAGTCCTGCCTGCCGAGTACGAAGCTCTGCTTGGCCCAGATGACCGTTTGTTTGACCTCGAAACCACTATCCAGCAAGGCCTGACGAAACAACATCGTCTTGCCGTCAGCGTGGCACACGTAATAAGGTGTTCCGCCGTCGCAGACCTTACGCATTGCACCGAACGCCTTGCCGAGGAACGCGCTGAAATCCGCGTCGGACATAGCATCGTTCTGAATGGTCAGGCGTTTCTTGGTTTTGCCGACATAGGCGATACCGTAAGGCGGGTCGGTGAATATCATGTCGGCCTTGGCACCGTCCATCAGGCGGTTGATTACCACCTCGCTGGTAGAGTCGCCGCAAAGCAGGCGATGGTCGCCAAGCAACCACAGGTCGCCGGGCTTTGAGATGGCTGTCTCCGGCTTGTCCGGAACTTCGTTCAGCTTGTCCTCGTCCAGCAGGGCTTCACCCTGTCCCATTTCGCCGAGTTCATCGTCCGAGAACCCGACCTCTCGCAGGAAATCCGCGTCAAAATCGTTGGCGAGTATATCCATATCCCAGTCGCCTGCCGAAATGTTGTCCTGGAGCATCCGCTTGGCCTCAAGCTCCGGGTTGTCCATTACGATGACCGGCACTTCTTTCATGCCGATTTCTACGGCGGCGCGGTAACGCTGGTTGCCCGCAAATATCACCATGTCCTTGTTGACGAGGATAGGCCGCGCTTCAAAATAATCGCGGTCTTCGCGGAGGCTGGCGCACAAACGCTTGAACGCGTCGTCCTTTATTACGCGCGGGTTCTGTGGGTTGGGCTTGATTTTGCCGACGGGGATATATTCAGGCTTAAGCATATATCCCTCCGGCGAAAGGATTGCGCCCTTTCGTTGGGTCAGCGGCTTGATGCCTGTGTTTGGTGTTACCCTGCTTCGGGCGCAAAAGGATGGCGGCCTGCACACGGACCGGTTCGTTCACGATGCGCGTATCCGCGCCGCCGCCAAAAAATGAAGCCCTGCGTCCGTGTTTCAGGACGCAGAGCAGGGCGTATATTGTCGAGGTATACGCAAATCCGTCACAAAAATAAATCGAGGCACACGCCATAATTCTCCCGGCGTATACCTCGACACTGATAGTTTACCGCACAGCTTTCCGCTTGTCACGCACTAAACTTTGGCTACATTCTTGAATACGTCTTTCTCGTCGTAAAACATATATGTTCAAACGGCTCCTTCGGACTACCTCATAAACCACCCCGATAGATTTTAGCTGCATCCTGTGCGCGACCTCTTTCGGCAAAAGCCCGCGTTTCAATAATGCGATTATCTGCGCGTCGCGCTTGGGATTCATGCTCATATCTTCTGTCCCGGAAAATCGCTGAACAGCATTGGCGTGTCGTCTTCAAGTTTGTGCTTCGCTGCCAGCGCTATCGTGGTCCTGTGCAATGCCTCCCAATGCTCCAGTTCGTTTGTAAACTGACGCATCGTGGCATTGTTGCTGCGGCACGCCAACCAGACCGCGTTGAGCCGATGCTCGCAATCGCATATCGCTTTAAACAGTCTGGCATCCTGCTGCTCTGCGACTTTATACGCGCCCGGTATCCACGCCTTTGAAATACGGTCTATGGCAGCCGTCACCAGTTTCCTGCGCTCTATTTCCATAGCGCATACCCCGTTTTGGCGATTCGGCGAGCCGTTTTTAAGTTTTGGCGAACGCTTTTGTATTGGCAAACTTCGATTTTTTCGCCAATTCGCCAAGAATTCCGGAAACTTTTCCGGATAAGGGACTCTCTTATAAAACTTTCCCGGATGAATTGGCGATTTGGCGAACAATATATATTATTCGCGTGCGTAGGAGCGGGGTTTCGCCAAAACCCCTGTTTTTCGTTTTGGCGATTTTGGCGAAATTGGCGAAAACCGGCGCATGCTGTATATATTCCGCGCGGGCACGCAATTAAGATATTCACCCGGAATGTAACCATCGCGTTAATTGTCATACCAGCCTCCGTACTGCTTCGGCTGCATATCGGCTTTGAGCCTGACCCCTGACCACACATACTTGTCCACATACAGCCCGGAGGTGGCGCGTTTCTTTGCGATGCCGAGCTTCTCAAGATACTCGGACAGCTGGTTGCGGCTTATGCCCTTGTAGCCGTTCTCTCTGGCCCACGCCTGCGCCGCGCCCGACAGTTTGCAGGCCAGCTCCTCCGCCGCGTTTTCCCGTTCGCAGCATTCGTTGATGAACGCGCCCACGAGGTCCGACTTCTCGCGGTATTCGTCCAGCACCTCGCGCATCACCGCAGGCATGCCGAGCCCGTCGTTGCACCACTGCTGAGCGCCCTTGGCCAGCCAGACCAGTATTCCCTCAGCTTCCGCCATGAGCTTCTCGTCCAGATTCTTGTCCATCCTGTCCGGCCCGAAATACGCGTTGAACGGTATCAGCTTTATGCGCGACCAGATGCCTTGGTCTGTGCCGCTGATGTTGGGCTTGTAGTTCGTGGACAGCCAGATTTTGAACTCGGGGACGTACTCGAACGGCTTGCTGTAAAGAAACCGCGCGCTTATCGGTTCGCCACCGGTCATGGACTTTATCTGCGCCTCGGCCAGCTTCTGGCCTTTCTCGCCCTCGGAGGCCATGACAAAGCGTATGCCTTTAAGCTTTGCCAACTCCTGCGACGCATTGTTGGAATTGCCGTCGTAGCGCTCCATAAGCGTTGACGCGGGCGTAACCGCCGCATACGGTCCCATTATCCGCCAGATTGTTTTCAAAAATGTGCTTTTGCCGTTGCGCCCGGTGCCGTAGCAGATAAACATGCAATGCTCGGATGTGTCGCCGGTGATTGAATATCCAGCCGCGCATTGGACAAACGAAATAAGCTCCTTGTCACCTTGAAATATCTCGTCAAGAAATTGCAGCCAGCGTGGGCATTTCGCGTCGGGGTTCCACTTGTACGCTATCTTGCGCGTGAGCATATCCTCCCTCCTATGTTCGTCAAGTTTATCGGGCAGGCGCAGCGTGCCGTCGGCGCAGTTCAATGCGCGTCCGTCCGCGTCGAAAGCGCTTGCCGGGGCAGGAATGCCGTCCTCGCTTTCGGCCAGTTTTATCATCGCGTCCAGCTTTGATTTGGATTCGCTATGTTTTGCGTGCGTAAAAAGCTTGTCGTCACGCGCGGCTTCGCCCATAGTGAACATCCGCCGCGCGGTTTGTTTCGCAAGCCGCATTACCTGACCGGCCTCGTCCTTGGCCCAGACGGTGCCGTCCCACACATACCAACCGCCGAGCTGCGCGCAATAACGCAAGTCCGGACCAAACAGTTCGCGCATCAGCGCCGCATTCCACACGTCGGTATACGGGCCGTTTATGCTGCTTGCGGAATAGTTCCCGGCGGACATGGCAATTCGCTCAACCTCGTCGTTATCCAGCGGCGGCACACAGCGCTCGCGGTTGGTTTTGATTATCGTCGCCAAAATATCGTCCTGGCTTAGCCCCGCTTTTCGCAACCTGAACGCTATTGAAAAAAGAGCGGCGTTCCGGTTAACGGTTATCTTGCTGCCGTCAGATAAATCGGTGTCCGGGATTGATTTGTGCGCCTTAACAAGCGCGGTAAGCCACGAGGGGGCTTCAGAGAGCGACGCATTGTTGAGCCAGCGGTATGTTTTTCCGGATACGGCGGACGGCGGCGCGACTATGTACCCTCCGTCACCGCGCACATCCAAGCCCGGCATTACGCCGGTCTTGTTGCCCACCGGCTCTGAAAACCTGAAGTAGTAGTGCCTGCCGCCGGACCACGTTTCGGCTGAAAGCGTTGCTGGAAGCGGACCGTGCTTGCGCTCCAGCTCGGCAAGCGACTCGCCGCCTTTCGCGCCGCCCTTTACGTCAACGTCCAGCACCCACAGCCCGGACACCGCGCCGGTGACCAGCGCGATATTGGCGTCCGGCCACTGCGCCCACCAGCCTTTCAGTTCATCTTCCGTCGGTTTTCGTTTTTGGTATTCGCACCAGCTTATCGCGGGACGCTTGTCCCCGGCCCGCAGCGGAATAACGCTATAACCCTTCGCAAGATACGCGAGAGCGTGTTCGGCAAGACGCATAGGCGCTCCTTAAAACTGTCTTTCCAAGTCCGCACGCGCTTGCGCCCGATACGGAGGCAGACCTCCTGCTGCAGGTTCATGCATTTTCTTCGGCAAGAAGGAATACGACCAGCGCGAGCGCATACGCCACGAGAAGTAACATCATCCTGCGCGGGCTGGCGCGCCGCGCTCGGCACGGCCTCTGCGTGTCCACTAATGCCCTGATTTGTTGCGGTAAGTGCATAAATTCTCCTTTAGCTGACTGTGCCGAGGATGGGGATGCCGTCCTGACCGGCTGGCGATACCCGGATAGTGACGCCCGGAGGCTCGCCGTAGATTTTCATTACGCGCCCGTCGCAGACGCGGCTGTCGTCCACCCATATCCGCGCGTATGTGAGCGCGTCCATGAGCGCCTTTTGCAGGTTGTCCTTGTCCGGGCGGTGGAACATGTAGACTTCGGACTGTTTGACGTGCTTTGGGCGCGGGAACCGGAACGTCGCATCCAGCCGTATCGGGCCGTCCATCGGCTCAGCTGGGCGGCGTTTGAGCGCCTCCGCGTAAATCAGCCTGAACCAGTCGTCCTTCGGGCTCCAGCTCACCATTTTGCCGCTGGCGTGGGCGAACCGCACGGGCCGCTTCCACGGTTTGGGCAGGCCAATGACATCGAACTCGATTACGCTATCCATAAGCCTCCGTTCATCGCGTCAAACAGCTTTATCGCCGCGAGCCAGCCGTCCAGCGCGACGGGGATATTTACCTTCTTGGTCTCGAAGTCAGGCCCTGTCTTGCCGAACCTGATAACCCATGCACTGTCCGGCAGCGGTACGCCGTAAGTTTCCGAGAATGCCTGCGCGTAGGCGGAGACTTGGAGGGGATACTCGTCCCGCATGGCATTGCTGGTTTTCCAGTCCAGTATGATGAACCGTCCGTCTTTGGCGCGGGCTATCGCGTCCAACCTCCCTCCGTAGCCGTACTTCACCGAGGCCACGACGGTGTCGCCCGCTATTATTTCCAGCTCTTCATGCGCCAACCACGCCATGAAGTTGTCAAAGCCGGGTTGGGTGTCCGGCTCCAGCTTCGGCGTTTTTCCGGCGATATAGTCGTCTATGGCTTGATGCACGCGCCCACCGATGTCCGCCGCCTCATCCTTTATCTTGTCCGGCTGCCTGTCGGCGCGGGCAAGTATCGGCCCAAGAATATCGGCGGTAATGGTCCGGCCTTGCGTAAGCTCGGCTACAAGCTCGGACTCGGCCAGTTTCAATGCGGCGCGTCTGGCCCATACCACCAGCGCGTTGGTCTTGCCGCCGCCCACGATGTTGAGTATCTTCGTCACGGACGGATACTCAATCCCGTTGACGGTGTAGAGGTGCTGGCGGCGATAATCGCGGTAGCCGACCGCGTAAACCGGCTTTGGCAACGTAGCCATCAGAATGGCACCTCGCCGTCATCCGCCGGTTTGTTGTCCGGGATATAGTCAAACTGGCGGACTTTGTTACTGCGCTTGCCGTTGTATTCCTCGATTATGAGGTCCGCCATCGCCTCTTTGCCGACAATATCGTCCGAGTCGAAGTTCACCCGGCTTTTGTCGATGGAAAAGCCGAAGCATTTGAGCGAATGCACCGCTATCCCGTGTCCCGGCTGGCCTTTCGGGATAAAAGTCAGCGTGTGGTAAACCCAGCGGTCGGACTGGTCCACGACCGCGAGCTTCATGTTAATTTTCGGGTCGCCCGCCTTGGAGTATCCGTCCTCGACCTCCAGCACCTTTACGCGATACTTGCCCGCCGGTAGCGGGGAATATACGCCTGCGTTCTCGTCCACTTCGTAATCTATCCTCATGGTTTCCTCCTATTTGGATTCCTCAAACCCGAGCATGTCGTACTGCTTCTTGCCGTCCTTCACGCTTTCCTTGTATGCGACGGCGATTGTCTTGCCCACAAATCCGACGGCGCGTTCCGCAGCCGCCGCGCTATGCGTGATGAACACCTTGGCGATGCCCGCCAGCTTGAGGCCGTATTTCTTGCCGCTTTCGGTGTCGCGGGACTTGACCTCTTCCAGCACGCCTTTGGCGGTGAGTTGTTCGGACGCTTCCGGCGCGGGCGCTGTTTTTGACTCCGGTTTTACGCCTGAACCGAGCCAGTTTAAAAGCGCCTTGCCGGTGTCCTCGGTAATCGGGAAATCTTTGCCGTCGAACAGGCTGGTGCGGTCTTTGGAAACCGCCGCGTAGTGGTTCTGGTTGAGCGTGAACACTACGGTGAACTCGTATTCGACACTGTCGCGTTGTATCGGCGCGGTGCCGATTTTCTTGGGCACGGCTTGGCCTTTGAGGTTGGTTTCCACCATATACTCGGCCTTTGACCTCATGGTGGCGATGATGTGCATGTCGGATTGCAAAATCGCGTTGATAAGCCGCTCGTGGCGCGGCGTTACGTTCTTCCAACCAGCGAAGCCTTTGCCGAGAGCGTCTACGATTGAAAGGCATCCGCCTTCGCCGGTCCATTCGTGGGAGAGGCTGTCTATCACGCACACGCCGTATCCTGCCTGCTGAGCGGCCTTTATGGCCTCTATATAGGCTTCCGGCGTGTACGGGGGCCGCAAATCCACAACGTCGAAGTCGAACCTGTCGGCGTAAAGGCTGGCCGAGCCGTGTTCCGTGTCTATCACTGCCACCTTGGGCGACAGCGATTTTGCCAATATCATCGAGCTGAACGTCTTGCCCGCGCCTGCTGGGCCTTCAACCGCCAGCCTTAGGCGGCTCTGTGTTTTCTGAGCTTTCTGGAACATGTGCTTGGCTCCTTTTCTTTATAATGTCGGCGGCTATCATCCGCGCCAGTATCCGCAACCCGGCGTCGAACTGCCGCTGCGCTTCCGGCGTCCAGCCCTCGGAAGCGTGGTCTTGCTCATTTGGCGATTGCGAAGAGTTCATCGAAGTTTTTGACCTCCAGAACGCGCATCATCCGCTGCCGCAGCTTGGGGGAGGGATTGCGCTTTCCGCGCATGATATGCGACATGTGTCCGCTGGTGATATCCAGCTTGTATGTCAGCCATTTGAGCGTCGTGTTGCGCTCGGCCAGCCTCCGGCGTATCTCGTCGGGCTTTATCCTGACTTTGCAACGCAT